GACGGGGGATATGGTATTGTCTTATGTTGCTTCAACCTCATCAGAAGACCGCTATGGTGACATAGTTAGTCAAAACTGGAATCTTGACGGATACCGCCAAAATCCAATTGTCCTCCTTAATCACAACAGCCAAGAATTGCCGATCGGCAAAGGTGATGTTGAGATTGTTGAGGACCAGCTTCTGATAGACATAACTTTCGATATGGATGATCCGAAAGCGGCTGAGGTAGCCAGGAAAGCATCAGCGGGATTCTTAAACGCAGTTTCTGTTGGCTTCAATCCTGGAACCATGATCAGCCGTGCCGATCTTCCATCTGAACACTTCGCATCCGGTGAAAAGGGTAACTTCTATGAAAGCGCTGAGCTTTTGGAAGTCTCCCTTGTGACAATTCCGGCTAACCGTGAAAGCACACAAGCGGCAAAATCATTTGCTCCTTTCGGACTTCCTGATCTTGAAATCATCAGGGATATAATAGACCTCAGAATCAAAAAGAGGGTTCATGAGCTGTCGATTTTCCGTCATATCACAGACGTTGAAGAACTGGAAGACCGCTATATCGTCACCTATATGAAAGCCAAGGACGAAGAAGAAGCCGAACAGGCAGAAGAAGCCGGACAGGAAGCAGAAGAACAGACCGAAGAAGAAGCCTGGAAAGAACCTGAAGAAGAAGAGGAGGAGAAGGTAAAAAGCCTCCTCCCTTCTGAAAGAGACATTTTAACCTACCTCCTAAAAATGGGGAAAGAACAATGAGTGAAACAAAAACAGATCGTGCAATGGTTGAAGAAGCTAAGCGAGTAATTGACGGTATCGTCAGCGAGCAGCGCAATTCAGATACTCGGCTGAAGAACCTGGATAAAAAAGTTGATGGAATGATGAAGGCTCACCGGCTTCTGACAGAATCCGTTCAGACTACTCCGGTTCCCGCCTTCGGTGGAGACAGCCGGCTGAAAACTTTTGTCCGCTCTGATGGTTCTCTTCAGTGGACTACTGAATCCAAGCAGTTCAAGATACCTGGATCCGGTTCTGTCACCAGTACCCAGGAAGGTCTGCTTGACTCAGTTCCTGCTAATGACTGGCACCAGGATTTGCAAGCTATAGCCCGAAAACGCGCTTTTGCTCGTATGATCATGGCTTCCCCACATACACCCAAGACCGATCTTGAGCTGTATAAGCACCTGGATCGGGCCCCCTCTTATATAAAGCCGGCTATTGAAAAAGCATATTGGGATAACGCCGGGGACGGTGGTGAGTGGATTCCTGATCAATGGGTTCCTGAGCTGACTGAAACTTTCAAAGTTCCCCGAGCTCTCAGGGCCTTGTTCCCTGAGGTTGAAGTAGATCGGGCAACTATCCTTCTTCCCCGCCTTGTTCGGGGCGGCCGGCCCTACCGAAAAGGGGCTGTAAGTTCTGATTCTCCGGCCGATTATACAGCCTCAACAGTCTCAACAGCGCAAACTTCTGTGACAATTCGCGGGCTAGCTGTTCGGTACATTTTGGATGACTCAGCGGTCGAAGATACCGCTATCAATCTTATGAGCACGCTTGGAAAACAGATCGCTGAAGACCTGGAAGCTGGCTTTGAGGACTGTATGATTAATGGCGATACAAGCGCTGTGCATCAGGATGCTCTGGCTACATGGAATATTCGTGGCCGATGGGGAGGAGGGGGCCTTGGCGGCGCTTCTTCTCACAGACGTTTGTTCAATGGCTTTCGTAGGGAGTCAGTAATTCGGGGAACTTCTAACACAGCAGGAACGCCAGCACAGATCACCCTTGCTGAGCTGATCGGTGAACTTGGAAGGCTCGGAGAATTGGCCGTCCAAAATCTTATCTTAGTATGCTCACCTGAATTCATGGTGAAGCAGTTGATGGGAATTACTCAGCTTCAGACTATTGATCAATTTGGCGCTCAGGCTACACTCTTGACAGGCCAGGTGGGAAGCATCATGAATGTCCCTGTAATTATGAGTCGATTCATGGGAGCTGACCTTAATCTGAATGGCTTCTACACAGGTGTTGGAACCCAGACCGGCTTCTGTCTTGTCAATCGTGACAGCTACTCAATTTTTAACAGGCGAGGCATTTTGGTTGAGACTGATAAGAATATCTCTGCTGGAGCTATTGAAATGGTTTCAACAATGAGAGCTGTAATGCAGTCAACCGATGCAGCCACAGCTACCAATGTTGTCTACAATTACAACTTTGATTCAGTGTAATCTGAAGAAGGAGACTAAAAAAATGGCTCATTATCAAAATATAAACCTGACAGCAGCAGCAGATCTTTATTTCTGTACCCCAAGAAATTCAACCCTGATCAAAGCTCAGCTTGTGACGGCTTCCAATTTCGGAATTCAGCCAACAGATTATTTCACTGTGACTGTTTTCGGAAATGATGGACTTACGGCTGTAGCTTCCCATTCAAATCAACTAAAGGCTTATACAGGTGGAATAGCGGATTCTGCTACTTTGGTGAATACCAATTTGACTGATTACAGCAGAACGCAAGGCTGTAAAGTGACTTGTGTATTGAATAGCGGTCCAGCAACCATTGACGGAAATCTAATTCTTACATTTGATGACGCACGCGCTATGCCGTGATGAGAAAATGAATGGCCTTGGTATCTGTAACATTTCTAAAAGAGTATTTGCCCGAGGTTTCGGGCAGTTCTCTTGATACAGAACTTGGGCGAATGATAGACAGGACTTCCTGTTCTATTGCCCGCTATATAGGCTTTCCGGTCTTCGACTCAGGAACAGAGCCGACCTTGGATCAGAATACCTATACCCTTCATCTGAACGGGCCTTTGTACTCTGATACTCAGGTTATACAGCTTCCTATAAAGCCCCTGGTTTCTGTTGCTTCCATTCATTCAGATGTAAATCTGGTCTATGGTTCTGATACACTGATACCGGCTGCTTCCTATGAGTTAGACACCCAGAACGGAAGGATCTATCTTCTTCCCCAGACCGCAACTTTGACATTTGACCGGGGTTATAGGGCTTTGAAGATCGTCTGCTCAGCCGGATATTCAACAGCGAATCCACCGTCTGATCTTGTTCAGGCGATTCTTGTCTGGTGCTCAGCCTTGCAAAGGGCAAAAGCCAATCAGGGCAAAGACTCAGTTACACAAAGGAATTCTACGGTCAAGCTTTCACCTCGGCATATGCCAACAGAGGTCCGGGAACTGATAAAGCCTTTTATGAACCCTTTTCAAATCCTGTAATATGTTGACCTATACTGAATTACAGCAGGACCTGGCTAATGCTTCTGTCAGGTTCAACAAGGAACTGACAAGGCTGTCAGAACGGACAGCAACAAGGATGAAAGATCAGGCTATCAAAAATGCTCATGTATACCCCAAGAAAAGGACTGGCCTTCTGGTCTCTTCCATTCAGGGCTATACAGTAGACTTTGGAAGAGAACAGACGATCTATGTCTTCGCAGATACAGATATAGCCTACTATGCTGAGTTTGTGGAGTCAGGGACAAGCAGGATGAAGCCAAGGCTTTATATCAAAAGAGCAATTGAGAGGATAGAACCATCCTTCCAAAAGCAGGCTGAGAAGCTGCTACAAAAAGCCCTGAAAAGAAGAGGCGGATAATGCCTGATTCTGTTGTGGTACAAGTCCATAAAAAAATACTGGAGAAGATAGCCGTCAGCTATGCCGGCGGATATTCAGGGCTTGACCTCACTTCTGCTGTTGTCAGAGGTTCAGTCACAGACCCGCCACAAATCCCTTTTGCTTGTGTTCATTTTGCTGATGCTTTGGAAGATTACGGACCGACTATGGGCAGATTTTCCACCAATTCTATCTTTGAGATCTACGTATTTGCTGCCGGCGGTTCAGTAGCTGAGCGATCTGATAATAGTCTGAATCTTGTTTCAGACTGTATCACTGCACTAACAGCCGATCGAACCCTGGGCCTTGCTGGTCTGATCGATGATATAAAATGCTCATACCTGTCTCTGGATGGGGACCGCTATGGTGTTGAAGGTGTTGGAATCGGATATATCAGATGTGAGGTCCAATTTCAGACGGCAACAGGAGCGTAAAAAATGTCCGGCAACTGGTACGATATAAATTGGAAGATGAGAAGGCCTGTTGCTGTCAATGTCCTTGGAGGAGGAGGAGGACCGGGAACTTTTGACATTCAGATAAATATCCCGAAAGACTGGGATGACTTTTGGGAAAATGTCAACGTCAATATGTTTGATGTTGTTCCTGTGAATGTTGACGGCCTGTTGCTTCCCTTCAAAAGAGCCGCCGGTGCTAACTATGCGGACAGGATTCTGACTCTGGAATTAGATGCAGTTGCTATTATAAACTCAGACTCCATAGCTTTCCTGTATGTCTATTGGATGAACACCGGAGCATCAGATCAGGCTACCAGCCCAACAATAACAAGCGCAAAAGATGGTTACATCTTCCTTGGTCAGCCGACCGGCCGCGTAGTTCAGGCTCTTCCCAACAGAGCAGCCACAGAAGCGCCACAGACATCATTCACGAAGACCACAAATGAAGCTGTTGATGTCTGGTTTAATATTGGTAGTATCCTGATGCAGAGAAAGAGCACATACAAGCTCAGGAAAGGATATGAGGCCATCAACTATGTTCAGGTGAGAAGCCTTGCTGCTGATGGTTCAGATGATGCTAACCGATACGATGAAGCTGAAACCCGCTTTATTCCTGGATGGGTAAAGGTCCGGTCAAAAGCAGGCTCAAATAATACAGATTACACTCTTGAATGTCTGGTTTTCACATCAGCAACTCAAATAATTTCGCTTAGATGCCTGATAAAAGTCAGGGATCTTCTGCCCGCTTAAGAGGTAAAAAATGCCCGTCGTACTTGGAAGAAATAGCTTTATAAACATAGGGGAAGAGGTCACCTGGGGATCTCCTGTTGCTACTCCTGTCAGCAATCGAATAGTCAGCACAACCATGCAGAGATCTCAGGAGCGAAATCAGACGACTTTTTTAAGCACCGGAAACGCGGCTTTCAGTCAGGGCTTCTTTGATGGCATGGAGCTAACCGGAGGGACTATTGATCTTCCGATCTACTATGAAGGATCAGGAATGCTTTTGAAGGCCGCGATCGGTTCTGCTGCTAGTACACCGGGACCAGCCCCATATACTCACACCTATACCCCATCGGCAGACCTTCCAAGCCTGACAATTGATGTGATGCGAGGATCATCGACAGTTGAAAAGTTTGAAGGTTGCATAGTCAGTTCTATGACCATGTCAGTAGAAGCCGGTGGAGAAATGACCGCCTCTTTTGATATCGTTGCCCAGACAGCAGCCGCTCGTTCTGGAACAGTATCTTCTTCTTTTGGTGATGGTCGCCAGGTTCTCCATTATGAAGCCGGTCAACTAAACTTCAATGCTGTTAATTATTCGCTTCGTTCTATGGAGCTGACTGTTGACAATAAGATCGATCGTCGAAATCTTCTCGGATCGAAGCTGACTGCTCAGCCGCTTGTAACCGATATCAGAGAAGTCACCCTGACTGTGACATTGGACCTGGAAGACAACAATCTTTATGATGCTCAGTTGGCCGGAACTCAAGGAACCCCTGATATAACTTTCACAAACTCAGATAGTGACCAACTCAGAATCAGGCTCTATAATGCTGTGATCACAGAATACGATGATGCTCTGAATACTGTTGGAAGAATAGAAAGGACTCTAACCTTTCAGGGCCTTTCTGATGCTGTGAATCCGGCTTTTGATATCGTCATAGCTAACCAGGATGCATCAGCGATCGGAAACTAAAAATAACCCCAACATTCAAGAGGCAAGAATGAAGGACTTTATAAAGAGAGTGGCCGAAGGAAGCCGCTTTGAGATTGATATATTTGATGGAGATCTGAAGCTGGAAGGCCGGATTCTATCACCCCAAGAATCAGAGGCGCTCGGTATGACCTCGGGAATGTTAGCCGCTCAGCTATTTCCACAGCAGGCAAAATCATCTGTTTCAGACTTTGCTAAGATGGCAAATCAGGAAGATATGGATGATGAAGCCTGGTCTAAAATGTTAGAAGTGTTGAAGGAAATAAGGCCGGAACAGCTTCTCCAGTTCTCAGAACATCAGGACCGGATAATCAGCAAATGCATCAAAAAGGGATCGACAGATGAAGGCAAAACCTGGTCAGTCCTTCATCTGGTTTTGAGAGAAGAAGAGCAAGATCCTGATAAAGACCGGCTATGGATCGGGATGCTCAGCCAGGAAGACAGGAAAGCGATAGTCGATCAGGCTATGCAAGGTCATAAGGAGGCAGCCGAGAGGTTGGCAACTTTTCGATCAGGATGAAGGTCTGATATATCTATATGATATAATATCAAAAACTTATGGTTGTCTTCCTTCTGAGGTTGCAAAACTTGACTGGTCCGATCTTTTGATCTGTGCGCGGTGTATATGGTCAAGGTCTGTCAGGATGAAGCGGGCAATGAAATCAGGAGGCAAAAAGGCTATGTTGTTTCCTACTCTGCCTATATCGGATCTGATTGATATACTATGATAGGGTGATCTATGGCTTCCAATATCGTTAAATATATACTTCAGATTACAGATAAGGGAGCAACCAAAAGCCTGAAAGATGTTGGGAAGGCTTCAGAGAAGACCAGCAAGGATCTTAAGAAAGTCGATAAGAGATCAAAAGATTCAGTCAAAAGCATGAAGGCGTTGGCTAAGTCCGGGAAGATGCTTGCGAGCGGTATAGCAGCAGCCGGAGCTGCCCTATTGGCTTCAGGAGCTGCTGTTTTCAAGTTGGGACAGCAAAGCGCTGATTTAGTCAATTCTCTGAACGATATGGAAACCCGATCAGGAGTAGCGGCTGAGTCAATTCAAGCTCTTCAGTTTGCTTTTGTCGCAAGCGGACAGGAAGCTTCTGCTGTTCAGGGCCTTCTGGATAAAATGCCGAAAATGATGGGGGAACTCGCAAGGGGGACAGGCTCGGCTTCTGTTGCTACTGAAAGGCTTGGCGTTTCTGTATTTGATGCAGCCGGAAAGCTGAAAGACTCACAGGATCTTTTTGTGGAGCTGACAGAAGAACTCCAGAAGATCGAAAGTGGAACAGAAAGAGCAACTATAGCCGCTGAGCTTTTCGGAAGACAGGCGGGTAATATGCTTCAGGCTTTCGGACAGACGGAAGGTCTTGGCCAGTTTATGAAGTTCACAGAATCTTGGGGTCTTGACGTTGGAGAAGACGCAACAAGACAAGCTGCCCAATTTCAGCAAGCTGTAGCTATGCTCGATGTTACCTTGGGAGCTTTAGCGCAAACTTTCGCTAATGTCTTCGGCCAGGATGGAATGGTCAAGCTGATAAAATGGACAGGTGGCGCAATTGTTGACCTTGGTACAACCATTGAGGCAGTCTCTGAATTCATACAACAGCTTTTCGATAAGATGGGCCAATTCGGGACTCAGTTATCCATGCAATGGGAACAGGACTTTGCGAGAGCTTCTGTCAGGATCGCCGAATATCTGTCTATGATTCCAGGTGTGGAGATAGACATAACTGATGCTATGGCTTCCTTAGAAGCAGCCGAGAAAAGAGCGGCTGAGTTTTCAGAGTCTGAGCTGTCATGGCCTAGCCTGTCAGAAGCCCTTGATTCTGGATATAAAGCTCAAATCCAGTTTCATAAAGACTTTGATAATGTTCTGTCATCACTTCAGAAGGAAGGAAAAGCAACCGGATCAGTCATAGGTGAAGCCATCGGAGAAGGCGCAACAGAGGCCAAAGATGCCTGGAAAGAATTCTTTGATGTTCTTGATGATTATGAAGTTGACTTCTCTGATTCTTTTGATCAGATAGCTGAAGGAATCAATGAAGCCTTACAGGCTATGATGGATCATCTTGACCGTATCGTCTCCAATATAGAGAAAGCAGCCGGTGTTCTTTCAGGCATTGCTTCAGGTGATATTGTTGGGGCTGCTTCTCAGTTTATGGGGCCGATCGGTGGAGCTGTAGCCGGTGGAGTTTCGGCTATTTCAGACATTGGAGAGCGGGTTGAAAAAGAAGGAACTGAGTTTCTAAAGCTGGACATTCAGAACTTTGTCAGAGGCTTTG